GTCAATGAATGAGTGCGAATAGTTTTCCGTTGGGACGGAGTTAGCGATTTCTAGGCCAGTTACGACCACCTCAGTTGTGCTTAAAACCACAGGAGGGGTGGTCGCAAAGCTCAGCGCCACATTCTCGAGAGACTGCTTAAGCGGTCCTTTCCACACCTGCACGGAGCCGTTGAACTGCATCATGTTGGATGTTGGGTATAATCCTGCACAGAGACTTGCGTATCTGTAGGCGTCAACACTATTAGTTCGATCGGCACCTCCTGTAGCCTGATCACCGAAAAGGCTCCCTGGCCCGAAGGCGCCAGGGAACGGTTGTCCTGTCCAGACTGTGGTTGTGGTTGGAGCGACACCAGTAGCCGTTTGGGCGTACCAGTAAGCAATCCCCGGAGTTGGAGCGATGATGTAATAATCATCACGAGCAGCAGTGCCATTGAGAGACTGCGTAAGAACATCTTTGTTCGACAAAGTCTTGCCATTGTAGGTGTCGGGGATGCCCTTCCCTGGATCGATGTTGAAATCGGGGGGGGCGAATGCACACTTGAGGAAGGCTCTGCCGGCGTCTGACATTCCAATCGATCTACGCATCTTACTACGCTTAGAAGGTTTCGACTTGCGTCTACGTCCTCCATTGTTAGGCCTTTGGGCCCCGTTCTGTCCGTTTCTTATCTCACTTGGACGCCCGTGTGACGAGGGCGCCTTCTTACCTTTTCTCACCATCTTGGATTCACAATCCAATCACCGGCTCGCATAGCATGGCCCCAAAGTTTCGGAACAGATGAAGTCCGTCCCGCTGGTGGGTACCCTGCTCAACTGGGAGATAGACCTCTCAGTCGCCACTTGTTCTTCCGGTGATATTCCCCATGTCTCAAAGTACGACATTCTAGTTTCGAAGCTGGGCATCGGCGAGTCTAATCGTCCATACTCGCGTGCCTTCATGCCCGGGTGGTACTCGTAGCTCCAGGGTTTGCCTTCCCCGAGACTATACAGTTGTTTGCCCAACGCCGCGGCCAGGGGCTGACCCCATCCCACGGCTATCTCACCCAAGCCCAATCCTCTTAGGTATCGCCCCGCAAGCCTGGACCCCATGGTTCGGGTAGTCCAGAGAGGTCGCACAAGGACCCGGGATGGGTCGCGCGACATCACCAGACTACCATCAACCCACAGAGGCCGACACTGGCAGAAATCAACCTTGGAAAGTTCGCTCGTAGCTTCGAACTTCATCTCCATTCCAAACGACAGGAAGTACTCCTTCACAGGCAACAACTTGCACACATCTATCCGATCTATTACGACTACCGAATCATCTCCATCCACATACACGGCGCCTCTCACGCCTGAGTCCTCCAAAAAGGTCTCAAGCATGCCCGCCATGAGTATCGAATTTCCGAGTCCGGTGTTCATATCGCCCGACATTCTCGTGCCTGGCGTTGTGTAAGTTGTTCCATTCTTGGTCCGCCCTCTGTTGACAAGCTGCAATTTCAGCAGCCACCTTAGTCTCTGGCGCGCCGATTTCTTGGTCAGGCTCTTGTACACCCCGTGTTCAAGCTTCAAGAGCTCACCAGAAACATGCGCGTCAAAATTGCTAGCATCCAAAAGTAGGTAGTAGGGGTCTGCGAATTCACCCGACTTAGCCAAGATGTCGGCCCCACGCTGGTGGTGGTTCCGCCCCTTGGCAATAAGGCGGTGCCCAAAGGCATCGCACGCTCCATACACCCTACCCTCTATTAACTGCAAATACCGGGCCAACTCAAGACAATACCTCTTGTCCCTATACTGGATGCACCTCGGAGCTTTTATTCGAGCATACTCCGGCACATACTTGTCGTCCTTCAAGAACATCTTGACCTCTGCATCCCTGGCAACTACAGGACGCTCCCTAAGTGAGCGAAGTGCGCGCGTGAATTCGGCGAGCTGCCTACCGTTGTAGTGGTCGAGCACACGCTCCCGTGGTTTCGGGATAACGCGCTCCTCCACTCCCTCGGTGAACAGCCTGTTGATAGTTCGCCTCAATCGACACACACCCTCCGCGCTGGGCACGGGGGCATCCTTTTGGTGCCTGTGGTGTAAGGCCCGCATCTCATTGCACACACAGTCCGAGTGCGTAACAATGCATCCCTCCCATCCGGCCACCTCCGAAACAAGTCTACTGGTTGCTCGTTTGGTGGCGCAGGGCTGCGGCCCTGCTCTGCTCACACACCCGCGAAGTCTGATGTCCTGTAGTTCGACCTCGCGCTGGCAGTGAGCCGTGATCCGCAGCCCGTCCTAGCCGGCTGCCTTCCCTGGCAGCTCGGCCTTCCTGGACATGCCAAAGATGTTTTTGACAGTCCCTAGGTTCCCCTTCATCATCTTCGCGTGGGCAGCACGCGCCTCGCCAAGCTCCTTACTCTTCAGGTGCTGGCGGCACTCCTCCTCCTCCTCGGGCACATCCATGGCGGCCGTGATGGTCATAACCGTTACCTTGTACAGCTCTAACTCTGTCAACTCTGAGCAGTCGAACCCCTTATAAAACGCTTGCGCTGTCCGGCTCATAACAACCATGAGCTCCGCAGTACGAGGGATAAAGGCAAACTTCCGTAGAAGATGCCCTAACAACTCACTGTCAACAGCAGGCACAGACTTTCTGATGAGTCTGCGCCTGCTGCCGCCAATGACGTTCTTATTCCCCATCATGCGGTCCCGGCGGTGTGGCACATAATATTCTAGCGCCAAGACCTTAACTGGCCGGTCAGCATCAGGCGCAATGCCAGAACCTCGTGAGGGTCCGGCATAGGCCCCTGCTTTACGTTGGGGTCCA